TGATGATCGGCGTCGGGGTTTGAGGAGAGCATATGGACATCAATGCGATTTGGATAGGGCTGGCGATTCTATCATTTGCGAATCTGGGACTGACGGCACGGCTTTACTGGGGGCTCCGGCGGGTGCGGGCGAAGTCTGCGGCTCCCGTCGCTGTGGCGGCTGGGGTTGCTCCTGTTTCAGCGATGACGTGTTCAGCGTGTCGCCATGTCACTCGCACCTTCGCTATGACGCCAGCGGGTCCAGTATGCGCCAAGTGCCAACCATCTCCTGTGAAAACGACTAATTGAGCCATATGTGAGGGGAGAACTATGGCAAGCCTTCACTCAGGAATAAAGGGTTTAGTGAAGCCGGGTCAGGGGCATAAGCCGAAAGGTGCCCACGGGAGGGCTGCTGTTCGGGCTCTTGGGCGCACGAAGACAACGGGCAACTTTGATAGAATAGCCCGTAGTAAAGGCAAGGCGGCAGCCGTTGGTGCCTACCAAGCAGTTCTGAAAAAGCATAAGGCGGGCGGATAAATGCTTTGTGCTTGCGGGTGTGGTAGGGAAACGCGGCTTGCTCGGCGAACAGATACCCGAGCAGGGCACATTAAAGGTCAACCGCTGCGAACCTTAATGGGGCACATGGGAAGCCGAGCTAATGTTGCTGCCAACACAGGCGTAAAACGCCCTCAAATGGCGCACGAGAAGAATCCAGTTTGGGCGGGGGGTTGTGATAAGTACTGGCAGCGACAGGCGCTGATTCGGGATGATTACACCTGTCAGATGTGCGGGTTGAGAGACCCTGAGATTATGGAGGTTGACCACATCGTCCCGAAGTCGGTCGCCCCCGAGTTGCGACATAAGTTGTACAATCTCGTGACGCTCTGTCCGAATGACCATCGGCGGAAAACGAACCGAGAGAAGAAAACAATTCTGCGGGCGAAAGGTTAAGCCGATGGCGATGGATGTTTTGGGTAGTTCCATCAAATCGGTTGGAGAGGCAACGAAAATGGGTGACACATATACACCGGGGTCTAGCGTTTCATCGGCTACCGACCAACCGGACACGACCGGCTCTGCGGCTGCGGCTGCTGCGAGAAAGTCAGCGTCAAAACCTGCCGAGAGCGGTCTCAAGAAAGCCGGTAGCACCTTGCAGGCTGCGGGTAGCAAGATGGGGGGCGGGCTGACACCCAGCGACTTCGTGAAAGCCGAGATAATGCATGGCGGCGGACCTGTCACGCATGACGGCATTTACAAACTGAAGATGGGCGAACACGTTCTTACCGAGAAGGAAGCGGCAAACGCCCGCAAGCATGCCTTGATGGCATCGGGGATGAAATCTCTGATGAAGTCAGGTAAGCCGAAGCTGCCGAAGCCTAAAGCGGCGATGTCAACTGCTCAACCAGTTTCAGGCGGTTTGACGACTACAGAGAAACCAGAGGGAGCAATATCATGATTAAAGGAACCAGCAATAGCGGTGCGAACAAAGCCCCCAGACCGAAATCTGTGATGGTGTTCAAGGGCATCAAAGGCTTGGTTGCTTCTGGTCCCGGCATGACGAAGTCCGTGGACAATCAGAAGCTGCGTCCCGAGGGTGCGGTTCACATTGATGCCGGAAACCTGAAGAAAGCAACAGGCACCTCAAAGACGGCTGCCGGGTCTCCGAAAACCATCAAGGGCGGTTCGGTCAAAGTGATGTCTAAGATTCGCCCCGAGGGTGGAATCAGTCGGGACACTGCAAAAGTCCTGAAGCCGTAATTGCTTTTCGGACAGGAGAAGTCAAAATGGGCGTTTTACGAACTCTACCAGCACTCGTAGCGAGCAATACCGTCATCACACCGGTTTATTCTGGCACGGTGATTGCTGCGTCAACTTTCGCATGGGCAGCCGGTATCGCCACGGTTGTGTTGAACACATCCGCATTTCCGAAGAATGGGTATAACGGACCCAACGTTGCCATCTCTAACCCACCGTCAGGCGGGCAGCAAGTCACACTGTGGGGGTTCACTTCACCGGCGGGAGCATATGCAAACGGCAGACCCGTTACTGTTATTGACAACAACCCGGCTTTGAAGTCGTTTCGGTTCTATCTCACGGGTCCGAGCGTCACGCAAGCTGCGACATCGGATACGGGTTCAACCGCTGCGTGCCCGTTCCAGCACTATCGTGCCGTACGAATTGAAATTGACCCGAGTGCTTCCGACACGATTTGGGTCGGTGATTTGAACTTGTCGTCTACGCAGTATATGGCGGCACTCTCTGCGGCTGGGCAAACATCCATTGAGATAGCGAGCGAGAACATCCCAGCGGACAGAATTTTCGTGTTGGCGAGCGGCGACCACGCTGATGACATTGTTCATTGCACGTTGATCTACTAAAGAGGCTCACCGTGGCAAGCGAAAAAGGAAACAGCAACAGTCAATTTATTCTGGAGGCCATCTATCAGGCGGTCTTCACAGCGATTGCGGGGCTTGCTCAAAACGCGGCGTCTCCGCTGACAAATCTATACGTCAGTCTCCATACAGCAGACCCAACGGCGGCGGGCAATCAGGCATCTAACGAAGCAGCCTACGGGTCCTATGCTCGTGTCGCAGTTGCTCGGTCAACAGCAGGCTGGTCTATCACCAGTGAAACTATTTCCAACGTCGCAGCGATTACGTTTCCGACTTCATCCAGCGGCACCGAAACCGAGACATACGTCGGAGTCGGCACGGCGGCAACAGGGAACGGCGTTCTCCTGTGGGCTGGTGAGTTGACGGCTCCTCTCGCAGTTGGTAGTGCAGGTATCACCCCGTTGTTTGCAATAGGTGAACTGGAAATCACCGAAGGGTAAGGTGATTCCATGAGTATCTTCGGTTCCCCAGTATTCACCGCAGCCGGGGCAGCACCTTCATCAAGCAAAACCTCCACTGCTATTATAAATACAACCACGGGCGATTTGATCGTTGCGATAGCTCAAATCAATGGCACAGGTGTAACGGCGGCGGCTTTTTCGGATGACATTGGCGGCAACAATTACACAGTCCAAACGTTGCAAGGTACTTTTGGTTGGACGACAGTCGTGGCGTATTGCATTAGCACTGGCACCAACGCTGCGAATCACGTTACCGTGCTTTGGACTGCTACTGGGACTCCGGGTTTCAACACGCTCGGCGTTTGGGATATCCCAATTTCTGGCGGCACTCCTGTTTTTGATGTGAATCCTTTTGGTGCGAGCCGCAGCAGTTCTAGCACCCCCACCACAGCATCATTTAACACTGTCGGTACGGATGAAATCGTTCTGACCATGACGGCAAACGATTTTACAGGCATAACGTATACCGCACAGGACGGCAGTCACACACTGGATGCTTCAAACGCCATCAGCGGGGATATGGGTGCTCAACACATTCTTTTCTCATCCGCGCAAACGGGTATTACTGAATTCATGAATCAAAGTGGAAGTACAGACTGGGTAATCGCGTCGGTCGGATTTCAAGCAGTAGTACTTAATCCAATCTCCGCGTCCCTCAGCGGGCATGCAACTATCAGCGCTTTGATTGGAACCTTGAATCCAATTTCTGCATCCATCACCGGGCATGCGACAATCAGCGCCCAACCGACAGCGGGAATGGTTTTCACAACGCTGGCGTCTGATACATTTCACCGAGCGCCTGAAAGTCCGCTTGCATCGCCGCCATGGCAACTGGACACGGTTGGCGACAACGGCTTACAGATCGTGAGTGATGCCTGCGAACCTCAAGTGATATTGCCGACGAACGGGAGCGGGGAATTTTATACCGGCATCACATGGCCGACCGATTGTTGGGCTGAAATCACCATCGTTAACTTCGCTGACCCAAGTTCAGATTTTGACCTGCTTGTTCGGGACACGGCGTTAGACCGAAGCACGCCGACAGGCTATGATCTTGCCGTCAACTTAAATGGCAACGGTCCAGCCCCATGTACTGGCATCGTGGCGTTCTATAACGACACCGAAGAGGGAGAAATTTGGACGAGTTCCCTAACTGTCACCAACGGGGACATTTTCAAAGTAGCGGTTGTCGGATCAGGTTGGTATGTGTGGCAGAACGGCGTCCTGTTGCAGTCAGGCATTGATAGTTCGGTCACCACCCGTGGACTTACGGGATTGATATTGGAAGCCGACCCCACTATATCAAACTCAACAGTGAAGAACTTCAGTGGTGGTGCGGTCGGGGATTCAATTTCAGGAAACGTCGGAACGGCAGGTGTGACGGTATCCTACACTGGCACGTCCTCAGGTAGTGTGACCTCGGCGGCGGATGGCGGGTACACAATCAGCGGGCTTGCGGATGGCACGTATACGGTTACGCCGACGCTCTTACGCTACACGTTCTCGCCAACCGATGCAACTGAAACACTAGGCGGCGGGAATCCGAACGCCGTCACAAGCGTGAATTTCACTTCAACCTTCATTGTGAGTGGTGGAAATCCATCCGTCCTCGGGACGATTTGGTTCGGGGGACGAGAGATTTCAGGTTCCACCAACATTATGGGAACCGGTCAAAGGACAGGCACAAGCCGATAAGGTAGGAGCAGCTACCATGATAGACATCTACGTAGACCCCATCGCACTTGCACAATACCGAGCAGATTTTGACGCTAACATTCTGCCCCCCGAGCGTCGGAAATGGTACGATAGCGCCCCGGAAGAGAAACTGGATAAGTGGTTCCGAGGACGATTCAAATGCATGAAGAGCCATCTCTACCTGAGTGATTGGGTTGAGCACCCGGAGACAGGTAAACTTGTGCCGATATCTGCGGACTGGGATTTCCAGTCAAACCCCCACAGCATTCTATTTAGCCGCTTTGTTCAGAAGCGTCCCGGGGAGGGTTTTGTTCTCTCCGACTTGGAATCCCTCACCAAGAAGATGATGATTCTGTGGCCTCGCGGTACTTTCAAGTCTTCCGCTGTTGTTGTTGATATCGTTCAGACCATCTTGAACTATCCGAACGTTCGCATATGCTTCCTCACCGGCGGCGAAGAACTCGGTATGCGGCGGTTGAAACAAATAAAGCGGATATTTGAAAATCCCACCGAGACCTTTGCGTATCTCTTTCCTGAGTTCTGTTTTGTGGGGCGATTGGATCAAAAGTCAAACAACTGGGGAGACGTGAATGCCAAGATGGGCAATCAGCACGAGTTTACAGTGCCCTGCCGCACGAATGAAACTTTTCCCGAGCCTACGTTTTCTATCAGCACGGCGAAGTGCGTCAAAGCCGGGGCTCACTTTGACATCATCTACATTGATGACCTCGTGAACGAGACGAACTACAAAAGCATTCCGGCTCTGGAGAAATGCTATCAAGATTACATAGATATCTGCCCGATGCTTGAACCCACAGGCTACATCGTGATGACTGGAACTCGGTATTCGTGGGGGGATACCTACGAGCGTATTCAAGAGAACGCCCGAGAAGAGGAGAAACAGTTAGGACACACTGTATGGGCATTCTCTATTCAAGATTGCTGGAGTTATGCGTGCGCGAACTGCAATCATCCACAGGTCTATCACGACACGGCGACGAATATTCTTCATCCGCTGTGCATGGGTCTTGCGTGCAAATGCCCCGGGTTTGTTGCGACCGGGGATCGAGGTCTTCTGTTTCCTGAGACCCGAGCGCATGACGGTCGGGCAATTGGTCATACTTCGGGCGGGTTGGAAAGTTTCAAGATTCAATACGGTGAGGAGTTCTTTGCGAATCAGTACGAGAATCGCCCTATCGCCGCTCAGACGCAGGTATTCACGGATGCACTCATCGGAGCCCAAACGCTGTTTGACATAAACGCGATCCCGGGGTATAGCCAGTCATACACATTCGTCGTCGGCGACTTGGCGTACGTTGGACAGGAAGACCGGGACTTTTCTGTGATATTCGTGTGTCGGTTATTTCAGGGGCAGATTTTCATCTACGACTGTCTCTTTGGAAACTGGGACTCCGGGGAGGTAGCGAAGATCACGGTTGATGTTTTACTCACACACAGACCCCGAGATGTGTTCTATGAGCAGTTCAATGGCTGGGACGCATACCAAAGGCTTATTGAATCCGAAGCGAAAAAGCGCCACATTGAGAACTTGCCTGTCCAGTGGTTGAAGTGTTCACGTACGGCGGACGCTAAAAAAATCCGTATCGGCACCGTCAAAGGCTTTCTGGCGGGAGCAAATCCCAACGAGCACGGGCGGCTGTGGTTTTACAGGAATATGGGCGGCAAGGACTACGCAGCGGCGTACGATAACCTTGTCAAACAGCTAGTGCGCTGGCCGAAGTTGGGGCGTCATGACGATTTTGCAGACTGCGCGGGGCAAGTAGTTCAGGCTCCGACTGGATTTCAGTTACAGGAGCCTCCACCTGTTCCGACCGTGATGAATTGGCTTCGCAAACTGAACGCCGCCCAGACTGTAGAAGAGCCCGATAGCCGCCCGGCAGGCAGTTACGGGAGCGACGAGGACGACAGGTGGAAATAAAGGTCGCAGAATGAGGAGAAAACGACTTTTTGCGCCTTATGTGAGGGGGTATTTCCCCCTACTGCCCAAGGAATCGTAGACTTATGTCAGAAAACGACATCAAAGCGGTCACTCACTTCGCCGACCTCGGTCAGATTAAAATTCTGGACCTTCCCGGTGCTATTCCGTATGGTGAAACTGCCCTCCCAATAATGCCTACGGAGGTTGCTTTCATTGACCAACGTCGTTCTGATGTGTCAATGTTGAAGGAAGCAAACCTCAACCGTGAAGAATCCGAGAGTTTTATTGCCACGAGAGGCTTAATTGGGCGCTGGAACATGGCAGAAATCATGCTTCAGGCGTGGGTTAGCCCGATGAAGTGGAAAGGAAGCGAACAATTTCGGTCTCACCTCGGAATTCCGCTCGTCGCTGAGCAATTTTACAGCATTCACAGCGTTGTGAATCAGACTTTGTTCGGCGGATATCAAGTTTTCAAGGTTGATGCGACTTCCGGCACGCCGATGCCGTGCGCCGAGGCTCAACAAGCCCTCCTAAACGCCGAATTGAAGACGTGCGGCTTCAAAGGTGTGTCCGCTAAGACCGAAATGCGTGAAATCACGTACGACGGGCTGTTCTACGGTCTCGGTGTTGCTCACTACGGCTGGAAAACTACCAAACAGAACATCATTAAGAAGGTTCAACGGTTCCATGACAAGTCCATGGTGGTGAACGGCGCTCTTGTAGTTGTTCCGCAGCCCACGGACGAGGATGATATTGAGGAAAAGACAATCGGGACGTGCGAAATTAACATGCCGATACTGGAACACGTGCCTGTTCGGCGTGCTCGGTACGCTCCTGACCTTCGCCGGGGTGACCCACGTGTTGCGGACTGGTTTGGACGCATCATTTACCTGACTGGATACCAACTTGATGAACTTCGTAACACCCAAGGTTGGAATATTCCGAGTCGGGAGCAACTTGTGGCGCTGACGACACCGCAAATGCAGGACCAGTCACCGACAAACCCATTAGAAACGCTCGGGTCAAACACCGGAAACCCAGTTTTTCAGCAAACGACTACGCCGCAGAAGGCGTATCCCGAAAATTACACCGAGCGTACCGCTCACGACCCGTTGGCGAGGAAATTTGAATGCTTTGATTATTGGACAGGCTCGCGTCACGCGGTTATTTTGCAAAAAGAGTACGTTCTGCTCAACGAAACGCATAAATTCGGTCGTCCGCCATTTTTGGGCTTCTGTTTCCGCAATGCACCCGACTCCCTGCACGGATACGGCGTTGCATACTGGTTGACCGACTTTCAACGGGTCTGTCAAGGCGTTGTGAACGCTTATTTGGACGACATGAACTTGAATTTGATGGGAACATACACTTCTCCCGCCGGTGCGAACAATACGGCGCAGGCGCAGTGGATTTTCCCGGGCAAAATCTTCAAATCCGACCGGGAGGGCAAGATTGAACCGATGACTCGCAACGCCGTTGATGCAAACGAGCCTTTGGCGGTTATCGCGCAGATGAAAGCGTGGGCAGCTTCTATTTCTGGTGCAGGACCGGGTATGCTCGGGTCAAATCCGGGCAAATCGGGTGACATGCGGACACCCGGCGGCGTTGAAGCAATCACCGGCGGCGAGAACATCAAGCTGCAAGACCTCGTGGACGTAGTTTCGGAGCAAGTCTTCGTTCCGTTCTTGGAGTTCTGCATTGAGAACAACCAAAAATTGAAGCCGTCACAAATCCGAGCGATGCTTTCACAGGAATTGGGTGAGGCATTCAAGCAAACTCCGTTGGATATTCTCAACGGCACGTACCGAGTTGAAATCTCGGCGGGCACCCGACTTATTGCCCGCGAAGCCGTGAATAAGACCATGGGTATTTTGGAAACGTTCCTTTCTGCCCCCGGAACCAAGGACATGCTGGCTGTGCAGGCTTTGAAGTTGGACGTGAACGGCATGTTCACTGCGATGTTTGATGCGTTTGGCGCACCGTACAAGGAACACATTGTGGTGCCGATGGATGAAGAAGACAAGAAGCGAGCGATGGCTGATACGCAGGCTGCGTTATCACAGGGTAAAGTGGCGATGATGCAGGCTCAAGGTGCCGTCAAGAAGGACATTGATAACAACCAAGCCGAGAATCGCATGCTCATTGAAACTGGTAAACATGCTTTGAATGAGCATGGGAAGACCACGGACCAAGCAAACGATATGGCGTTGCAGAAACAACAGCAGGCTGCGGATAAAGCAATGGCTGCAACACCGGAGGAACAAGGTCTTGATCGTGCAGCGAAGGGAGCCTTCGCCAACATGGATAAGAGTGCATTTTCTGGATGACCCCCGAACTTTTTGACTATTCCTGCCATAAGTGAGGAGAGTCAAATGTTCATCTATGTGATTGTTTGCCGTGAGACTTTGAAGTGTTATGTTGGACAGCACAAGAAGACTGATTTAGGGAAGTACCTTTCACAGAAGTATCACGATGCGAATAGGTACTCAGGGAAACGGTCGCATCTTTACGCAGCGATGCGATTGCATCCCCGCGAGACTTGGAGTATTCATCCCTTGGTTTCGGGGGTTGAATCCCGGCAAGAACTTGACGAGTTGGAAAAGCATTTTATTCGGGTTTTGAAAACGCAACACCCCGATGTCGGGTATAACATCTGTGACGGGGGCGAAGGATTCACAGGACCTCATACTTTAGAAGCAAGAAAAAAGATGGGGCGGGCGAGTCGTGGAAATCAAAACTGTAAGGGACTTAAGAATGCCTTGGGCTGCAAACACAGTTTAGAATCACTGCAAAATGCCCATTTACATTATGCAGATCGAGATTTATGGAAATTGCACCAGAGTGCAGCACAAAAACTAGAAGGAAAACATCTGTTTTGGAAGGGTAAAAAGTTTTCAGACACGCACCGCGAAAATCTACAAAAATCGCACAAAGGAATTCCATGGTCGGCTGCGCGGCGGGCTGCCCAAAAGAAACGGAGCACAAAATGAGCGATACACCGTACGTTCCTACTACCTCTCGGAACATTGAGAGGGCAAATCGTCTACTGGCTCTGCGAGCCCATCCGGGGTTTCTTGAAATCCTTCGTATCTCTCAAGACTTAGTTGATGGGGCAACGGCAATTTGCACGGACTTTCCCGGGTGGGACCCTCAGCAAGTTATGATGTTGAAGTGCCGTGCTCAAGCGGCGAAAGAGCATCACGCTTTGCTCATCTCTGCAATCAATGATGCTATCGCTGTTGGCATCGCTGAGGACAGAGAGAATCTGGAGAAGGCGAGAACGGCGGCAGAAGCTACGCTGGAGAAGACACCTGCTGAAGTCGTTGAAACTGGGGACTACGTTCGGCAGCGAGTTTTAGAGACGTTTGACCAGATGGCGGATAATCGGATTGCGGGTTCGTACGACTCGACCGAGAAGTAAGAGTTGTTGACAACTTATTACGAAAACTGACTAATTGCGCCATAATTGAGAACGACCCATAGGAGCACTACCATGAGCGACCCAGTACCTACAAATCTTGTGATGACCCCAGAGTTGCAGAAGGCTATCGCCGACGCCACAGACCCCGAGGCTTTGAAAGCCCTCGTGCGTGACGAAGTTTTCAAGCAGGCGAATGCTACCCAGACGCTCGCCGCTGAGCAGGCGGCTGCCGAGACTGCAAGGCTCGCCGCTGCTGAGACCGCCCGGAAAGAAGCCGAGGCTGCGGCAACTCGTGACGGGTTCTCTCGTATCGAGAATATCGGCGGGCGTGAATATGAATTCACTGCCGATACTCAAGAAGAACTCGACCAAGTGATTCTCAATGCGTATCGGGTTGCGTTCAACATCCAAGCTGACGCACACGTGGAGGAACAGATTGTTGACCCCGTGGCTCAGCAAGCTGCTGCTGATGCGGCGGCTGCGGCTGAGATAGTTGCGAAGGCGGACCTTGATCGGCGATTCAAAGCGGGTGAAATCTCCGCTGCGGATTACATTGAACAATCGGGTGCATTGCGAGATTACCTTGATAAACAGGGCATTCCGCTTGATGCGTTGCGTGCTTCGGTTGAACAGAGCCAAGGCACCGCGTATGAACAATCATGGGCACAAGCCACAGAAACATTTTTACGCAGTCCTGCGGGCGCAACGTGGCCCGGTGATGATCGGAACCGAGAGTTGATGGGCATGAAGATTATTGAACTCGGTCTCGTGGATGCGCCGGACAAAGCTACGGCACTTGCTCAAGCGTTCGGTGAGTTGAGACGCACGAACATGCTTTTCCAGCCAGTGGCGGAAGACCCAGCGGCGGCAGAGGCTGCACGTGTTGCGGCGGCTGCTGCGGCTGCCGAGACCGCACGGCTTGCGGCTGCCGAGACTGCAAGAATCGCTGTGGGCGGTGCGGCACCGGTTATAGCGGCTGCCACTGCTTCAACTTCAAAACTTCCGGCAACGTCATCTTCACTGTTTGGTGTAGGGGGAGCGGCTGCATCCGGCGGGGCTCCGGCTGTGACAGGTGCGGGAGCGACTGAACGGGCTGTTGCCCCTCAATTTGTCATTGACCCGAAGGCTACTCCAGCGGAGATTTTGGACGCATGGAAGGCATACACAATCGCTCAAGGGCGAAACCCTGATGACGCCTTCAAAGAACATTACGCTTCGAAGCGAATATAAGAACTCCCTCGGAATCATGGAAAACTGACTAACCTCGCCATAATTGAGAGAGGTACAATACCATGATTCTGCCCCCGGGCGTTCAAAGCACCACCCTTGCTGCCTTCCCGCAGATTGCGTATGACCGCACTGCGATTTTGGAATGGCAGTTCAATACTCCATTTCTTGAGGAATTGTGCGACTTCCGGCCTCTGCCTCGCCGGTCTGGTCGGACGCTCCAGTTCTACGGCCAACAGCCGTTCGCTGCTGCGACCTACGACCTGTCCGAAGGTATCCCGGGTCCCAGCCTCCAGTTGACCCAAGTCTTCAGCGATGCGTTCGCTGATGAATACGGCGACTGGATTGGCATTTCAAACGTCGCTCAACAGATGTTCCTTGCGGACATCACGATGGATGCCAGCCGCAACCTTTCGTATCGGGGCGCTCTCACGAGCAACCTGATTGCGATTAACGGTTTCGAAGCAGCCGTCGTGGCGCAGTCGTCCGCAGCCATTGACTTGCTCGACAACGAGTTCATGCTGTCCAACACAGTCCGTAAGTGCGAGTCCCAGTTGATGGGCAACGCGGTTCCGGGTCGTGATGGCGGGCTCTACACGAGCGCGATGCACCCGTACGTTGTTTACGATTTCATGTCGGACAACTCTGCCGGGTCCGCCGTTGACGTGCTGAAGCGTTCCGAAGCCGGGGCGTCTGTCCTGAAGTCGGACATGACTCGCGGCTACACGGTGCTGGAGTGGAGCGGAGTTCGCATTATCCGCACGCAGACGGTGCCGACGTACGCCAATTACCCCTCAACGGGTAAGACTGGATACGCAACGTATGTCGTTGGCCGTGAAGCAATGATGGCCTCCGAGTTGCTGGGCAACCGAGTTCCTCGGAACCCCAGCTTCAAGGTGAACGTCAAGACCTTCGGCGACAATGACATTGACCTGAGCAACCCGATGTTGCAGACACGAGCAATCGTGAGCTACGACTGGTTCCTCGGCGTGGTTGCGCGCCCGAATACCAATGGTACACCGGGTTTCAGAAGGGTCAGGTGTGAGGTGTCGGCAGTGTAATTTAGTATTGACTTCTGCTTTTCGGTTTGGTATCATTCAAATCGGGAGGCAGTCATGGGAAACTCAAAAGGGTACGTTCCATCAGAAGAGTCAAGACGAAAAGTCAGCGAGGCTTTGAAAAGGGCTTGGGCTGAAGGCCGACATAAGGGGAATGGAATCGAATCTGCGGACTCCGAAGAATGGAGACGCAACATCAGCGAAGGTCTTAAACAAGCCTACGCTGAAGGAAGAAAACCTCTGGCGGGCGCGGCTCTAGCCAATTCGTTGGCTCCGAAGAAATCAGAGGAAGAACGCAAGGCTCGAAAATTAGAAACACAGCGAGCGTTGCGGGCGGCACATCCTGAACGGTATAAAAAGTACGTTCAGAAATACCATCCACTGGACTACGGATGGACTGCTGCGCAGTTTGAAACTGAAGTTCAGAAACGAAACGGTCTTTGCGATGTTTGTGGAAGACCGCAGCAAAATGGAATTCGTCTAGCAATAGACCATGACCACACTTGCTGTTCTGAACGAGCGGCGTGCGACAAATGCAGACGTGGTTTGCTCTGCACAAATTGCAACACGTTGTTGGGCAGTGCCCACGACAGCATAGAAATTTTGGAAACAGCGATTTTGTACGTGAGGCAGTACCAGAAAGTTTAGAACAGGAGAACCACCGTGGCTAATGCTAACACGATTCGCAGGCAAGTTTCAGGGACGCAACAGTTGACGCTCGCTCCTC